TCCGACGGGCGCCCGTTGCTGTCCCTGCTCTACCAGCCGGTCATCGACTGGAAGGTGCGGATGCTGGCCGGACAGTCCATGGAGGACGCGTTCCGCGGCTCCCTGTCCAGCGCGCTCCGCATCACCTCGACGCAGGTCGTAGACGCCGGGCGCGGGGCCACCAGCGTCGGCATGGCGGGACGGCGCACGATTCAGGGCTACGTCCGCGTCGTGCAGCCTCCGGCCTGCGCCCGCTGCGTGATCCTGGCGGGCAAGGAGTACGGCTGGAACCGGGGCTTTCAACGGCATCCGCGCTGCGATTGCATCCACCTGCCGACCACGCTGATCGCCCGGAACCAGCACCGCGACCGGGTCGGGGCGGACGGCTTCTCGCCGACAACCAGGCCGGGCAGTGGGTCGCCCGGGTTCATCGACCCGCGCGCCTACTTCAACGGCCTGTCCAGGGCCGAGCAGGACCGCGTCTTCGGCGACGCCGGCGCACGGGCAATCCGCGAGGGCGCCGACATGGGCCAGATCGTCAACGCCCGCCGCGGCATGACCACCGCCGACGCCTACGGCCGCCGCCTGGCCGCGACGCGCGAGGGCACGACGACCCGCGGCGCCTTCTACCGGCAGGAACGGGCCCGGGACATCGCCCGCGGCCGCGTGCCCGCCAACATCGGCCGCCAGTACCGCCTGACGACGCCCCGCCTGATGCCCGAAGAGATTTTCCGGCTCGCCGAGAGCCGGGACGAGGCGCTCGCCATGCTGCGGCGCTTCGGCTACCTGACCTGAGGAGCCGCAATGGCGTCAGACGGCGAGTTCGACGAGATCGACGAGATCGATCCGAGTGTTCCCACCGGGACCGTCGAGTACTGGCGAGCCAGAGCGCGGCAATGGGAGAAGCGCTGCCACCGCGCCGAGCGCGAGAAGGCAGAGCTCATTTCTGAGCTCCAGGCGCTTCGCGAAGGCCAGCCAGAGGGGCCCTCAGGGGCTGCGCTGCGACGCATCGCCGTACTGGGTGGCGACGTGTACCCCGGCACTGGTCAGCCGCCCCGGCCAATGTGAAAACCACTTCTCACACCGCAACGGTGCGAGACCAATCCCGCAACGGGAGCCGTAATGAGCACACCGACACCGACCGAACCGATCACGGATCCGGCTGCGGGCAACCCGCCGCCTGTCCCCGCCGCCCCGCCCGCGTCGCCGCCGGCCGCTGACCCCGCAACGCCTCCCGAGGGCGGCGACGGGGACCCCGCGCTGGGCCCGGCCGGAGAGAAGGCGCTGACGGAATGGAAGAAGCGCGCCAAGGAAGCCGAGCAGCTCTCCAAGGACCAGGCCGCGCGCCTCAAGACGTTCGAGGACGCGCAGAAGACCGAGGCGGAGCGGCAGGCGGACGCCCTCAAGGCCGCTCAGGACCGCGCGGAGAAGGCCACCAGGTTGGCCGTGTCCTCGAAGGTCGAGGCGCTGGCCTCTGGCCGCTTCCAGGATCCGCAGGACGCCGTCGACGCCCTTTCTGGCGGCTCCTTCGTCAGCGAGGAAGGCGCCGTCGACGCTGAGGCCATCACGGCCGCCCTCGAGGACCTGCTGACGCGCAAGCCGCACTGGGCTGCAGGCGAGCCGGGACCGCGCACGCCGCGGCCCGATCCGGCGCAGGGCGCCAGGCCCGGCACCGCGCCGAACCTGGCGCAGCAGGTCGCCGAGGCGGAGAAGGCCGGCAACACCAAGTTGGTGATGGCGCTCAAGACCCAGCAGCTCCGCGAGATCAACAAGACCAGCAAGTAAAGGGCAGGCCTCCGGCCGGGCCCTCACCCTCAGAGAGGAATTCCCCATGGGTGCTGTTTCCGGGCAGGGCACGACCTACAACCTGCCGAACTATCACGGTCTGCTCTACACGGTCACGCCGACCGAGACTCCGTTCCTGGCGGCGATCGGCGGCCTGTCGGGCGGCATGCGGACCAAGTCCGTCGAGTTCGAGTGGCAGACCGTCGACCGCCGCACCTCCACGACGAACAACAGCGTCGTCGAGGGCGCGGCCGCGCCGACCGGCGTGGCCCGCTCCCGCTCGAACGTGACCAACGTCGTGGAGATCCACCAGTCCGCCGTCGAGGTGTCCTACACCCGCCAGGCCGCGACCGGCATGTACTCCGGCATCAACATCGGCTCCGACGACAACCCCATCAACGACGAGCTCACCACGCAGATCACCACCGAGCTCGAGTCGATGGCCGTGGACATCGAGATGTCGTTCCTGTCGGGCGTCTACACGAAGCCCGCGAACAACGCGACCGCCCGCAAGACCCGTGGCCTGCTCACGGCGGTCACGACCAACGTGAACGCCAACGGCGGCACCCCGCGGCCCCTGTCCAAGGCGATCGTCGACGCCCAGCTGTCCACGATGTTCGGCAACGGCGCCAAGCTGCCGCAGGACACCACCGTCCTCATGACGGGCCCGGGCCAGAAGGTCGCCCTGTCCAACCTGTACGGCACCGGCTCGCTGAACCAGCCGACCATGACCCGCAACATCGGTGGCGTCGCCGTCGACACGCTGGTCACGGACTTCGGCACCTTCGGCGTCATGCTCAACCGCTGGATGCCCACCGGGCAGATCGCGGTCGTCGACCTCTCCGTCTGCGCCCCGGTGTGGCTGGAGATCCCCGGCAAGGGCCTGCTGTTCGCCGAGCCGATCGCCAAGACCGGCGCCTCGGAGAAGTGGCAGCTGTACGGCGAGGTCGGCCTCGAGTACGGCCCCGAGACCTACCACGGCATCATCAAGGACCTCTCGTAAGGAGACCGCCGCCATGGCGACGACGTTCAGCAGCAGCAAGTACCCGGCCCTGACCCTCCAGGACGAGAAGGGCATTTGGGCCCAGTTCAAGGGCGGTGAGTTCACCACCTCGGACGCCGCGGTGGTCAAGCGCCTGCGCGCCCTCCCGGAGGAGGAAGGCATCACCGAGGCCAAGGCCTCCGCCAAGGCCGACGGCGACAAGGGCGACGCCTCCGGCGGCGACGCGAAGTAGGAGGCCACAGTGGCGCTGGCGACCCTCAAAGACCTCGCGGACCGGCTCGGCCGTGATCTGACGGCCGTCGAGGAACGCCGGGCCACTGCCTGGCTGGCCGACGCGTCCGCCCTGGTCGTCAAGCAGTTCCCGCAGTACGAGGCCGTGCCCACGGACATCTCCACCAAGGTCTGCTGTGCGATGGTCCTGCGGGTCCTGACCAATCCGGACGGGAAGCGGCAAGAGTCCCTCGACGACTACTCGTACACGATCGACTCGTCGCGCTCCCGCGGCGAGGTGTACCTGTCCGAAGACGAGGCCGATGAGCTGCGGCCGCCGAGAAGCAAGGTGTTCGGCATCACCCTGAGCGGGTCGGCGTGAACGTCGACGGTGCCCTCACCTCGGGGCGGGCCGCGGCCGAGGCGCGGATGCGGGACACGGTGCGGCTCTACACCGAGGCTCCCGGCGCCTTCAACCGGGGCACCGGCACCACTGGTCCCGGCACCCAGGCAACCCTGTACACGGGCAAGGCGCGGGTGAAGGCCCTCGCCGCAGCAACAGGCCAGGAGAAAGAGGCCGGTGAGCGCGAGGTCGTACTGCGGGAGTACGAGGTGTCCCTGCCCTGGGGGACCGCGCTGCAGCCCGGGGTCCGAGTCCTCCCAGGGGCGCGCATCGAGGTGACGGCCTCACCGGACGCCCGCATGGCCGGACTGGTCCTGTGGGTGCTCAGTGCCTCGTTCAGCGGCCAGTCCACAGCCTGGCGGATCAGAACGGAGGACCGGTCATGAGCGGTGCCCGATTCGACATGGGCGACGTGCGCCGCCTGGAAGGGCATCTCGCGCGGGTCGTCCCCCGAGCCCGCCGGGACACCCGGGCCGTGGTGGTGCGCGGCGCGCTGAACATCAAGAAGGACTGGCGAGCCAACGCCCGCTCGTCCGCGCCGAAGCACGCCCCGCACTACCCGAAGTCGATCGGCTACGACGTCGCCGGCTACGGGCGGGACATCGTCATGGCGACGATCGGCCCGGACAAGGGAGGCCCGCAGGGCGCCCTCGGCAACCTGCTGGAGTACGGCTCGGTGAAGAATCCGCCGCACCGCGACGGCGGCCGGGCCCTGGACGTCGAGGAGCCGCGCTTCGAGGCCCAGCTCGCACTGATCGCCGAACGCGGCCTGGCCTGGTGGTGAGCGGATGCCGACACCGACAGTCCTGCCGCACGTGGACGCGGTGCAGGCCGCGCTCGAGGACGCCGGCCTGACCGTGTACCTCGGCGGCGCCCCCACCGGCTCCGGCTGGGTGCCCCCGGACCTGTACGTCGTGCTCTACCCGGAGCCCGGCTCGGCCGTTCGGGAGTCCCTCGCGGACCAGCGCACGGACTTCACGACGACCTTTCAGATCACCTGTGTGGGCGGCTCGATGGAGCGCGCCCTCTGGGCGGCGGACAAGGCCCGTGCCGCCCTGTCGGCGCCGCTCACGGTGGCGGGCCGCGCCACGTGGCGGCCGGAGGATCTGGGCGGGCCTCCGGTGCAGCGCGACGACGACACCAACCCGCCGTCCTGGTTCGTGCCGGTGCAGTACCGGCTGATGTCCATCCCCGCCTGACAGGAGTCCCTCATGGCGCTTCTCGCGCAGCAGGTCGTCGCACTGAGCGGCCTGACCCCGACCTACTCGGCCGCCGCCGCGTCCACCACGATGACGTGCGGCGACCGCTCGTTCCTCCACGTGAAGAACACCAACGGCAGCTCGATGACCGTCACGATCAGCGCGACGGCCAAGATTCGCGGTCAGGCTGCCGCGGACCTCGTCGTAACCGTCCCGGCGACAACCGGCGACAAGATGATCGGCCCGATCACCTCCGACCTGTTCGCCTCGCCCGCCGACGGCGTAAGCGCGTCGATCACCTATTCCTCGACGACCTCGGTCACGGTCGCCAGCCTCGTCATCTGACGCTCGTCCAGTCCAACTCCGCCCCGTCGCCGGGGCTTTTTTCATGCCCTGAGGAGGGTCCATGTCCGACCTGATCAACGACGGAATGACCAAGGTGGTCTGGGCAACCAGCATCGCCAAC